ACAGCCCGCCCCCCGCGTGTGCGCTGACGGGGGGGTTAACCGAATTTTGGTTATTTTCCGGCATAATTGCAGAAAATGTCGCATAACGTTGATTATGTTTTTTCGGTATGTAATAAAAACAATGACTTACAAAGCCTGTGGATAACTTTTGCGTCATTTGCCCTGTTTTGCCTGTTTTTTGTGCATCTTTTTGTTAACCGATTTTTGGTTAATTTCATCGCGCGCGCGTACTTTATCATGTGTGCTTTCTTTAATTTCTATAGCTTTAGCCTCAACGACATCGGCGTGCTTTAACTGAGCCGCTTGGTTGACTTGCTGTAATAAATCGAGATACGACCCACCGGCCTCATGCGTTACGTCGACCTGTTGCTTGTCGCCGTAAACCTTTGGCAATAACCTAGCCGCCGTCCACTTGTAGTTGTCAGCGACAAGCCTAGCCGCTTGCGGGTCTATCTCACCGTTAAGAACACGCCGGTTTATCTCGTCGAGCTGGTCAGCGTATATCATGCCGCGCGACGACAACGCGTTCATATATTTGCGCTCAAAGTCCTTGTCGTTGTAAATCTTATTCCAAGCTGTACCCCAAGCTGGCATGTCTTTATCTTTGCACACTGACTGACCAGACCGGCCTGACGTGACACGCTCTAAAAACTCTGACCAAACCTCTTCGGTGATCTTATGAGACATCGTCATCCTCATCGTAATCGTCATCTTCAAACGTCACAATCAGCGTAGGCTTGTCCTCGATGATCAACAGCGGGTTCTTGCACAGGCTACACACGATTGACTGCATGCCCTCATAGACGAACCCCTTAGTCTCTTCCTGACACCAGTCACACGTCACCGGTTCGGTGAAGAAATGCACCACATGCCTCTCGCCGAATTTGATTATCTCAGCCATCCACGTTCACACATTCTGCCGCGCACGCCAGATAACCGGCACCGTCGACATAGTTGTCATCGTGATACGGGTTGCTCTTAACCCGCGCTATCTTCAGCAACGCCATCATCACGCCAACATCCTGCGGCTCAACCTTATGCCCCAGATGCGTCGACCAGTACGTCGCAATCGTCGCAAAGTTGTCTTCCATATTTCCGTGATCGTTGGCACGATCTTTGGTCACTAATTCCTTAGCCGTATCCAAACACTCTGCACGCTTCATTCCACATTTTCCTTCACGTCTATCACTTTTAACTCGCACACGATGCAATCGTATTTCTTCTTGTACCCGTCATCGCTACGCAAAAGCATAAGCGAGTGACACCTTGGGCAACGCTGTTGCGATAACAGCCTCGCCATTGAACCGTCGCCCTTTTCAGTTATCGTCATCGCTACCCTCGCTAAACGGCACCGAGAGCGTCGCTATGGGCGCGTAACCCCGCATCAGCTCTCTTGGCCACACGTCGACCGTAATGCCCGTCTCAGACCGCTGTACGTTGACCGTCAGGTTCCTGACGTCGATCCACGTCGACTTGCCGAGCAACAGGTACTCGCGATCCTTTACAACGTCATCACGCTCGGTTTCGTAATCCATCAAAACGGTATCTCATCGTCTATCAGTTTCGCCGTCTTCGTCACGCTCTCGACCACGGCACCGGCAAATACGTTCTTCGCCTCATCGACAAACGCCTTGGCCTGCTTTTCCTTTAGCCACTGTTCCAAGATCACACCGACCTCGTCAACAGTATAAACGGTCATCTCGCGATTGTCCTGCTTTACCTTACCCGCCTCATACCCATTAGCCGTAATCGCCAGCACCGTGCCATCCGGCATCCGCCCCTCGATGTACTCGCCGGTCAGCGGCTCGGCGCCACCCTCTATCGCCGCACGCTCGATGGCGGCACAACCACGCAATGTGACTTCCACCTCATGCTCAACCCCTTCGGTCGCATCAATAGCCGAATTGAGCTTGTCGAGCTGTTCGTAAAACCGGTCACGCAATTCCACCGGCACAAGCCAAGGCAATCTGTCGATACCCCACTTGCGCTCTAACCGGTTCACCTCGTCATCGTATTTGTGTAGCGCCGCCTGCTGACGCTTTAGCGCCCCCTGACTTGGCTGATAGTACACCTTATCCGTCTTCGGCTTACCCCTCGCCACACGCTTCTTAGCCACCATATCACTATCCCTTCTTAAAAATTAACATCGGCTCGTTTTAGGGTCGGTTGGGTAGGCTACCCCTAGGGTGTAGCCGACCCGACCTACCTCGGCCAGAACGCCCACCCGACGTCGGGTGAGGCCTTATTTCCACCCGACATTTTACAATAAGTCCTTGTTTATCCAGCATTTCAATTTATCGACGATCACCAGACCTTTGTCCTGCAAACCCTGCCGCGCCGTGTTCCTCTGCTCAGGCGTCAAATCGGGCGATTTTTGCTTATGCGCCTCGTTCCACGCCGCGATTGTGACGACACTTTGGCCCGTCTCGATGATGAGATTTTGCAACGCCGTGAACGCGTGTTCCTGCCGCCCCGCCGCTGGCTTTGCCGCCTTCTTCTTCTTTGGCGCCTCATCCTCACCGACCCGCCGCAATACCACCGACCCGCCGCTGACGCTCGACACCGGCTCCATCATCAGCACAATATCGTCGATCATCTCGGCATCTTTCTGCTTCTCAATACGCATTGTGACGATATTCTCGTCCTTAACGACCGCTATAGACGCGTCTACGGCGCCCAATATGGCCGACGACCCTCTGGCCTGCCGGTCAGAATTTTTGCCGCTGTGATGCACAAACACGACCGCGCAATCAAACATACGCTTTAGCGCATCAGCCGCCGCTATCGCCAAGCCAGCCTCTTGAGCCGAGTTTTCGTCCGCCCCAAGCAATGCACGCGCCAGCGTGTCGACGTAAATACACGTCCACTGCCGGTCGAGGCGCTCTATCGAGTACATCAGCTTCTCGATATCCGCCTGATCGCGGAAATTGACCGCCAGAGGCAACATGTGGAAGTGACCGCTGGCACCCAGCCCGTGCGACATCTTCCACGCCTTGACGCGCTTTCCCAGCCCGCCAACGCCCTCTCCCGCGATATACAGCACGTCGCCCTGCTTCGTTGGCATGCCCTGCCACTCGATGCCGTGCGCCTGACACAGCGCCATATCGAGCGTGATGAAGCTCTTACCCGAACCCGGCGCACCGTAGATCATGCTCAACCCGTGCGCCGTGATAAGCCCGCTGTCGCCGTCACCGACCGCCCAGCTCACCGGCGGCATGCTAATGAGGTAATCCTCATCGACGAAGTCGTAGTAATCGCGCTCCGGCTCGCCCGCGTTGTCGTTGTCCGCGACCGCCTCGACGACTGGCGCCTCACCCAGCACCGGTGCCGCCTTCACTTCCGACAGCAGGTCTTCGATATCCCGACCACCGGCGAGGTAGTCGACGACGTCGCCCTTATCGCCCAGACCTGACAGCTCGACGACCTTGACCGCCGCCGCACCGTCAAAAATATTGGCGACCACCGTGTCCGCGTGAGCGCGCCCCGCGTCATCGTTGTCCGGCAGGATCACGACATTACGGCCCTCAAACCACTTGTTCAGCTCCGGCTTCCAGTTCTTCGCCCCGCCGTTGTTTGTTGTGGCGACGATGCCGTGCCGCGCCAACCGGTCAGCCGCCTTCTCGCCCTCGACGATAAACACCGGCATGTCGGGCTTTGCCAGCATGTCGTGCAGGCGGTACGGCACCGGCGTCACGCCGTCTAGGTTATGCAACCACCCGCCGTTACCGTCTGGCCGCACCTGTCGGAAGGTTTTCGGCTCATAGCGCCTAATTTGGTAGACCACCTCGCCGTTCTCGTCGGTGTAGTCGTACACCGCACTCATAAACCGCGCCGGTTGTAGTTTGACTTGCGCCTGCTTCTGTATGCCAAACTTCTTTTCCAAGATGTCTGGGATGCTACCCATTACCGTGGCGCCCTCATTGAGACGCACCAAGTCGACGACGCCGCCGCCCTCGTTGGCCTCAAAGTCGAACCAAGTGCCTTTGCGTAGGTCGACTTCTTTTGAGCCGTGTGTACCCCAGCGCAGAGTATGCCCGCGCTTCTGGTTAGGCTCGCCCCAATACGCCTTGGCGACCGTCTCTATGTAACTCGCAATATTGCTCATCCTACACACTCCCCACCATCTTTTTGGCAAAGATAACCTTCTTCGTCGAATATCCAGTCAGCTTGCAGGTTGATAAATTCCCTTAATTCACCCATTGGTCTGACTTTGTTAAAAAAACCGTAATCACCTCTATGCTTGTGGCTCTCTTCTAAATTTTCCCACCATTCAAATTTTTCTGGAAACTCTCGCGCTAACATTGCCAGTTGCGCCTCTGATTTCAAAAAACACCCGTCACAATTTCCGTACATTGTTTTCCCGTTTACCACAGGCAAATCTAATTTGAACGGCTGGTGCTTCCAAAACACATCAACGTGATCCTTTGTTATCCCTGCGTCAACCAATGGCCGCCAAGGTGTCCAACAGTCTTTTTTTGGTGGTCTAGCTAATCTGTCAGGTTCGTCGGCTCTAATACCAACCGCGTTTTGCCACCTCTTCCAACCGATGCTTTTCAAATATCTTTTTGATGTGTTTATTTTTAGCTCTATCGTACAAAAACGCATGAGAGTATTCGGTAAAACTTTCTTTGCTTTTATGAGCTTTTCAAACGGCTCGCCATTACGATCCGCTGAATTATGATTGACCACTGATGCGGCTGGTTTGCCATTCACCCTGTCATATTCTAACCAAATTATTTCTACGCCCCACCTGATGCCGCACTCATTAACGAAATCTAGTGTCTGCGGCATTTCTCTACCAGTATTTTGGAAAATCACTTTGCATCTATCCGGCATCGTGCCGTTTTCTTGCAAAATCTGATGTAGCATGAACGCGCTTGTCCTGCCGCCACTAAAGCTGACGAGGACATTGCCCTCTGGTAATTTATAAGCTCTCATCTAAAAACCCTCGACCCCTGTTCCCTTGAAGGTGCGGGCGACGGCCAAGGGAAAACCGCCGCCCGCCACGCGCTAGAACAGGTCGCCGCCTGCACTAACAGCGGCCGGTGGTGTTGCCGCCATAGGCGGCGCGACCGGCGCTGACGCGTGTTCTTGTGGCGCGGGTGTGCTACCCGCCGCATCCATTGCCGCTGGGCGATCCACCCAGTTGACGATCTTTAGCGTTGGCGCCTTAAAACGCAACTCGCCCTGCGGCGACTGCATCTTGATCGTCTCAGGCGTGCCAGCCTCGATCACTGGTATCTTGCCCGCATTGGCGCTACGCTCGGCCATAAACTGGTCGTGCAGTTTATCGACCACCCGCAGAACCGTCTTGGCGCTGTGGCTAAATTCCCGCGGGCCACTCTCGCCGCTGATGACCACGCGCATGCGGAACGCCTGCTTGTGTTCCTCAGACGGCTTCGCAACCATTGCGTCGCCAATACGCACCATATGAAAGTCAGGCGCGCCAGACGCAAAACTCAGCCAGCCCACTTCCATATTGTCGAGGTCCGCGGCGAATTTAAAGCCCGGCGAAATGTCCTCTTCGTTTTTCTGCCAAGTGCCGTCCGCGCCTTGGACGCGGTCTTGCTTGATCCAGTCACCACCCTTCGCATCGAATTTGATGATCGGTAAAATGTCCCCGCTTGAACGGGCTTCTGTACTAAAACCTAATGCCATAACGATAAACTCCTTAACATCAACATTAGTTATCAAATGACCTGATAATCATCAGATCGTCCAGTTTGTAGTAGGCACAGACGTCGGCGTCCTGTGGGTCGCCTCGGTCTGACCTACCACCCTTCATTACCTCAAAGTCGCTGGCAAAATTCAGTCGCGCCAGACAATCGAGATAGAGAAGCAAAAGATAAGACGGCAATCCGGTAGTGTCTGTCAACTGCCTTGCCTTCAAAACTTTGGACAGGCTGATCATCACCGACTGGTATGCGTCGTGCATCACACGGCGCGCCTTAACTTCGGCAAAGCCGCAGATAGAGCCGCCGTCGCGCCGGTCGTGTATAGCGAAGTCTAGCTCATACCTGACCGGCAATTTATACAGGTCGTAGCCCTCACCCGCCAGTAGGTTGGCGACGCGCTGTTCGTTATTTATATCGGCCTGCGTCTCGTAATGCGGCCGGGTCATTTCATCACCGCCAAGTGTTCGCGTAACACCATCTCGAAGGTTTCCCAATCCATCGTGACCGTGTACCGCCAGTCATACTGCTCGGCAATGTCACCGGCCAAGCCTGAGTTGCCTAGCATGACCAAAGCCTGCACGGGCAAGCGCACCTGCACCGGCTGGAAGTCGAGCTTATAGATCAGGCACGGCAACGCGTCATTTGTGTTGGCCGAAGACCTAGCCGCTGTGACGACCTGATCCCACCAGCTCGGCGACACGCCCTTGGCGTACCGCTTGCACTCGATCAGGAACGGGAACGGCTTGCCGTCGGCCGGTTCCAGATCGCTCAAATCCTTTTCCTGATATTGCGACAGGCGGCGCCGTAATTTGCGACCCGTCGCCAGCTCGATCAGCTTTGCGACTTCGCGCTCGAAGGCCGCCCCCTTGGCACGTCCACCACCGGCACGCATCAGCCCAAGCTCTCCAAGCCGTGCCGACCGGCCTGACCGTCGAGCGACGACTGCACACTGCGCTGACGAATTTTGCTGGCAATTTGTGCCGCAAGCATCTCATCCGCCAGCGACGACTGACTGCGGTGAGCCGATAATTCCAGCTCCTTTTTTAGCGCCTCGATGGTCGATGTTCTGAGCCGAAGCAAAACTGGCTTAATTTCTGACATTTTGTAACC